AAATATTTATTTGTTGAGGATATTAGAGAATTTGCAAATAGAACTGAATTTCCTGAAGATTTATACGACCTTGATATTTTAGACGGTTCACCACCTTGTTCAAGTTTTTCAATGGCAGGTAACAGGGAAAAGGACTGGGGAAAAGAAAAGGTATTTCGTGAGGGACAAGCAAAGCAAAGATTAGACGACTTATTTTTTGATTATATAAAACTTGCAAAGAAATTACAGCCGAAAGTTGTTATTGCTGAAAACGTCAAAGGAATGTTGCAAGGCAATGCAAAGACTTATGTAAAGCGAGTAAAAGACGAATTTGTAAAAGCAGGATACAAAGTTCAATTGTTTTTACTTAATGCTGCATCAATGGGCGTACCTCAAAAACGCGAACGGGTATTTTTTATTTGTCAAAGAAATGATTTAAATTTTCCTAAATTAGAATTAAAGTTTAATGAAGATGCAATACCTTTTAACTTAATTGAAAATAATACAATAGGAAAAGAAATAACAGGGGAAATGCGTAAATATTGGGAACTTTGCCCGGAAGGTAACGCGCTGTCAAAAGTGCATCCTAAAGGAAATTATTTTGGTAGTATTAAAGTTTCAGATAATCAAGTTTGTAATACAATAATAGCAAGCACTTCAAGTCCTTTATTGCATAATAAAAAACCACATTATTTATCGGATAATAATATTTGTCAAATAGGAACTTATCCACTCGATTATAACTTTAAAAAGATTGAACCAAAGTATTTAATAGGTATGTCAGTTCCTCCTGTAATGACAGCACAGGTAGCAACTGAAATATATAATCAATGGTTTAAATAACAGCACAATTACAGCACAATGGGAGCAAAAGATATTGAACAGCATAAATTCCAAAAAGGCGAAAGCGGAAACCCTAACGGAAGACCTAAAGGAGCAAAGAACAGAAGCACAATAGCAAAGTACTGGCTGGAGGTAAATCAAAAGCTAAAAAACCCTTTAACTAACCAAGAAGAAACAATGAGCCAAGAGGATTTAATGACTTTGGCACTTATCAAAAAAGCACGTGAAGGAGATGTTGCTGCTTACAAAGCATTAATGGATTCAGGTTACGGTGCGCCATTACAACAAATAGAACAAACCATTTTAGAACAACCATTATTTCCTGATGTTTCAGAGAACGACAGCAACAAATAAGGTACTGGCTTTAAAAAGACGAACTAAAATAATTCAGGGTGGTTCGTCGGCTTCGAAAACGTATTCTATTTTAGCCGTACTTATAGATAAAGCAACAAGAACGCCAGGACTTGAAATAAGCGTAGTTGCTGAATCAATACCTCATCTTCGTAGGGGTGCATTAAAAGACTTTCTTAAAATACTTAAATGGACTAATCGCTTTAACGACGACCAGTTCAATAAATCTTTATTAACCTACAATTTTAAAAATGGAAGTGTTTTTGAATTTTTTAGTGCGGATGATAGCTCTAAGTTACGTGGTGCTCGGCGTGACATTCTTTATATTAACGAATGCAATAATGTTACCTTTGAGTCTTATAATGAACTTTCTATACGGACTAAAAAAGAAGTATTTTTAGATTTTAACCCAGCGAATGAGTTTTGGGTACATACCGAACTAAAAGACGAACCCGACGCAGACTTTATAATTTTAACCTACAAGGACAATGAAGCTCTTGACAAGTCAATTATTGACCAAATAGAAAAGAATCGCGAGAAAGCCTCTACAAGCACGTACTGGGCTAATTGGTGGCGTGTGTATGGGTTAGGTGAAATAGGAATGCTTGAGGGCGTTATATTCAGCAACTGGAAGCAAATAGACAAAGTTCCAAGTGATGCGAGATTGATAGGAATCGGATTAGACTTTGGATACACGAATGATCCTACGGCAGCAGTTGAGGTTTATACATGGAACGGACAAAGAATCTTAAACGAACTTGTGTATCGAACTGGAATGATAAACAGCGACATAGCTAAAATACTACCTGATAACGTACCGATATATGCTGATAGCTCCGAGCCTAAATCAATCGAAGAGATTAGACGGTACGGAAAGACGATTAAAGGCGTTACAAAAGGCAAAGACTCAATAAACTTTGGTATTCAGATAATGCAAAGCCAAGAATACTTAGTAACGTCAAACAGCACCAACCTAATCAAAGAATTGCGCGGTTATATTTGGGACACTGATAAAACTGGCGTTCGTTTAAACAAGCCTATTGACTTTAACAACCACTCAATAGACGCAGCACGTTACCACGAAATGGAAGTTTTAGGGGTAAACCCTCATTACGGACAGTATTTTATTCATTAATTTACACAAATGACAGATGACCTACCGTTAATGGTGCGCATAGTTGAGAAGTTCATCTTAGAAAAGAAAGGTGTTCGCATAAAAATAGTGTTTGATGATCCTATGAAAATACGAATTCACACAAAAATGTTAGGCCAGGCCTTTGATATTGCCTTAGCTTACTACAATTACCAAATATAAAGTTATATAAATATGAAAACGGAAATAGTAATTCCTACAAGTCTTAATGAAATACCATTAATGAACTATCAAAAGTTTATAAAACTGGTTGAGGGTTCAAACGATGAAGAGTTAATAGCACAAAAGTCTATTGAAATTTTTTGCGGTTTAAATATGCAAGAAGTATTGAAAATAAAATGGAGTGATGTTGTTGGACTGGCTAATCATTTTAACGAATTGTTCCAGCAAAAGACGGAATTCAAAACAAGGTTTAAAATAAAAGAAATGGAGTTTGGGTTTATTCCTAACTTAGAAGAAATGAGCTTCGGTGAGTATGTAGACTTGGACCACAATATCGGTAAGGTTGAAACATTCCATAAAGCAATGGCGGTTCTTTATAGACCGATAACCAAAAAAACGAAACAAGGCACTTACGAAATAATGCCTTATTCAGGAACGGATGAATTTGCTGAGTTAATGAAATACACTCCTTTGGATATTGCTATGGCAGCATCGGTTTTTTTTTATCATTTAGGAAACGACTTAGTTCAAGCTTCGCTTACCTCTTTGGAAGTGGAGATGAAGAAGAACAAGGAACTCAACACGACTATTCAGAACGGGCTCAGTTCAATAAGCAATGGGGATGGTATAATTCAATCTATGCACTCGCTAAAGGAGATGTTACAAAGTTTGATGAAGTTACCAAATTGGGAATACGGAAGTGCCTTACCTACCTTACTTACGAGCGACAGCGAACTGAAATTGAAAATAGAGAATTAAAAAGAAAATTTAAAAATGGGTAATTATTATAATTTACTGGATACGTTAAAAGGACACTTCGATAATGATGCGTTTATAAACACGGTAACGGAGGGCGACATATTCGCTGTTGACTTGTCTAAACAAACGATATTTCCGTTGGCTCATTTGATAGTAAATTCAAGTTCAATTGAAAATAATATCATTCGTTTTAATGTAAGTATTCTTTGCATGGATATTGTTGACATATCAAAAGACGAAGACACAAACACGTTTATAGGAAACAACAACGAACAAGATGTTTTAAATACAATGTTTGCAGTTCAAAATAGACTTTACGAAAGCCTAAGACGTGGAGATTTATTCAGCGACAATTTCATGGTTGATGGTAACGCAACAGTTGAGCCATTCGCTGAAAGGTTCGAGAACTATTTAGCAGGTTGGACAATGACACTCGATATTTTAGTTCCTAACTCAATGACAATTTGCTAATGAGTGAAGTTCTAAAGGCTTTAGAGAAATTTAGAGATGAGGTTGTTAATGAAGCAAAAGCCGAACTTAAACGCCAAAATAAAAACTCGTCTGGTAAATTAGCACAATCAATACAAGGTGAAGTTAAAGAGTTTCCTAACTCAATAGGTATTTACTTTGACATGGAGGATTACGGAAACTTTCAGGATAAAGGAGTTTCGGGTAAGTTCAAAAAATACAATACAGAATACAGCTATAAATCTAAAATGCCGCCTCCAAGTAAATTGGATAAGTGGATAGTTCGCAAAGGAATTGCACCAAGAAATACAGCAGGTAAATTTCAGTCAAGAAAAGGATTACAATTTGCAATAGCTAAAAGCATATTTAAATACGGAATAAAACCAAGTCTATTCTTTACTAAGCCATTTGAGAAAGCATTTAAAAAGCTTCCTGATGTGTTAATAGATAAATACGGATTAGACGCTGAAACGCTTTTAAATTCAATATTAAATCAAAACTTAAAAAATATAAAATGAGTATTTTCGCACGTTCACCTTATATAGTCGAAATATCCGAAACAGGTCAAGAGGGTTCAAAGATAGAATTAAGATTATGGAACGGAACTGGCTCAGCACCAACCGACCCGACTTATGTGTTATCTAAATTAATTCCAGCTTCAAACAACGTAAAGACGTACTATAATGTTTCACCGTACATTCGAGAATA